TATTATTTATAAGTCCAAATTAGTTTTTGTGGTTTATCGTAGTCCATATCTACGTGAATAAAGTTATCTGATATTCCAATTCTACGTATTCCTGCTTTCATTAGAGCAGAAACTATTAAGTAACGCCTTGCGCTATCTTCACAGGAAATGTCACACGCTACAAATTTTGTGTGCGAGCTTCCAGGTACGCCCCCCACATTTTTATTATGTTCAGGGCATCTGTAGCCACTCGTTATTCTAAAGGGTGTTGAAGCTATATGCCTAGCCTCGTCAAGTAACTCTAAAAAGTTCTTATCCATTTTGTCGCCTTGACCTGCTATAGGGCAATCAAACTCGCTAGTATCAAAATATCTTAAAGTCATTATGATAAGAAATCGCCTATATTTACTTCTCGACTAGGGTATAATCCTAAAGCGTCTTGAAAAGCTAACCACTCGTCCCCATAATACTTTTCTACATCGTATGCTTGGTTTAGAGTAACATAATATTTATCAGAATTATTTACAAAGTTCCAACTTTTTCCTCTGTATAGCATATTCTGTAAAGTATGTATAGAGCGCATTAAATTAAGAATATCTTTCCTAGCTGAATTATCAAAAACTTTTGCATCGTCTAACCCATCTTCGTATTCTCTTTTATATGTAGACCAACTCATTTTATACCTTTTTCTGCTAGTAGTAATTTAATTTCCTGCATACCCTCGCATAAATTTCTAAGCAAATCTTTTACTTCGCTTTCGTGCTTTTCTAAAGCTACTACTCTAGCTGTTAAAATAGTATAGTCACGCTGAAACTTAAATACAGTACCTAGCAATCCTGCTGCTAGTGCTACTAATTCGTATTGTGTTATATCCATTATGCATCAGGGCTTTTAGTGTGGTGATACTCTATAAAGTCGTGAACTATATCATACAACTTTTCGACTTTAGCTTGTAATTGTGCCGTAGTCATTTTGCCACTTGGCTTCTGTTTTAAAATGTCGTCGTGCGCACTCTCTTTTGAATCGTAATCTATTTCTCTAGCCATTATGTTGTAAACATTTGTATGTTAGTAGGAAAGTATTGTGTTGTAGTGACTGTTCCGTCATATACTGTAGTTCCAAAAACAAGGTCGCCTGCTGCTAAAGCGACTCCGTTTGTAGAAGTTATTACCATAGGCTTAAAGTTCTGTATCGAACCTGGTACGGTAACTTTACAGCTTGCTACAAGTGTAGCTGTTAACGATCCCGTGTCGCCTGTTCCTGCCTCTAAAGCTGTCTTCGTTGCTGCGTCGCATTTCCACATCATATATCGCATTACTACTCCTGCTACTTCAGCAGACGAATCAAACTCTTGACACACATAACAGCCTGCTGTTCCTGCAAGCGGTACTCTAAAAAGCCCATTTGTTATGTCGTCTAAATCTACAGTCAATTGTGTTGAACCTGGCGTGCCTAAGTCACCACCTGTTCCTAAAGGATTTGCCCCTGCTGTCGCAGACCATATATAATAAGAAAAACCTATACCACCACCCCAAATAAGGCATTGAGAACCTGCGTCAGTAGTCGTGCCTACTTGTATTCTTGCACCGCCTGCTGCAATAAGGCAAGTTGTAGACGTTCCCCCTGCGCCTAAGTTAGCGTAAGTTACTTTTTTACTTGTTCCTGCTGCACCTCCTGAAGTGTCGCTAACGTCGACTACGGTAAGTAAATCACCTGCGGCAGGTGTACCGCCTAAAGCTGCTAAATCTGTGAGTTTCGTTGCCATTTGTTAATGTACGCCTTTAATTTGGCGTGGTTTTTAAGCGTTAAAATATTTGATACCGAGCGCACCTGCGAGGGCTTTGAGTTGGTTGTCGTCGGTAATTTTTGGGTATACGTTGAGTCCTCCAAAGTAATTGCGTTGAGAAGGTGCTAAATCTGCACCTGTGTTAGAGTTGTATTGAGGCAGCCCTGCCGTATTGTTCTGTATAAAATCAATCATACGTTCACGATAAAACATAGCTATTTCGTTTGACCTTGTTACTACTTCTTTAATGTCTGTAATAGTAGCAGGTGAACCTTGTTCTGACGAAGGCACGCTTACAGAGTTATTAGCAAAACGCAAGCGCACTACGTAGGCAACTTCACAAAATGCAAATTGAACTAAAGCAGGCTGTATGTAATCTTCTACTAAGGTCTTATAGTCTCCTGTAAATGCCGAGCTTGTTTGTATCTGAGTTTTTAAATAGTTGTCAAGCTCCGTACCCAAAGCAGGTAAAATCCACCTATCCTGAGCTATGTTAATATAAGGAGTCAGTAGGTTGTCGTCTACTGTTGATCCGAGAGCCGTGTCTCGTTTTAGCTTACTAGCTGAAATGTATAAAGTTGTAGCCATTAGTTTACAGGGTTAGGGTATTTTAGTGAGCCTCTTCCTGGCATATCTATAGGAGCTTCCGTTTCATACCCCTCGTTAATTACATAAGGATTGTCTCCTACACTACGCATAACAGAATCGAAGTCCCCTTGAATTTCTACCATTTGGTCTTCGCTAAATTCTGCTATCTCACCATCGGGAGCGTAAATAAATATATTTCGCTTAAAGGCGTGTCTGCAAAAGCAACCACCCTTCCATTTTAGAATGTCGTACTCATTTTTACCACTTGGCGCAAATTGACCATTTACTCCGTCTTCGCTCATTTCAGCAATATCCTCGTATCTATACATAGCACCACCGTTAGATAAATCCATCATAGCTACGCAAAAATCTCTGCTCTCATAGTTAGGGTTCTCAGGTGGTGTTTTAGCGTTCTCCATATAGCTGTAACGTACAGCAAACAAATATCCTTTAGGGCTAATTACGTCCGTGTCAGGCGATACTTCGTCGTAGTTAGCATAAGACTGAGTGTCAAACGCTCGGTGTAGTTTTTTGAACGAATGGAAATGCTTGTCTTTTTCTACGTCCTTAACCTCTTCCTCTTTCCATAGTTGCCACCCTGCACCCATAGGTGAGTGCTTGTCAGCTAAACGCTCCAACCAATACTCTGACGCTTCTTGAGGTATCTTTTTAGGGGCTTCCGAAAAATACGTCTTTTCTCTTACCTCTTCTATTATTTCTTCCTGCTCTTCTAAAAAAGACGCAGGTACAAGTTTCTTAAACTCAAGAGGTATCGTAATAGAGCTTGCAGCAAGTATAGGTCTTAGTCCGTCTATAAATAAATCCTGCATAGGTTTAATTACAGTACGAGTAAATAAATCGTAGCCGTCTCTCATTTCGTCAGCGTTTGATCCAAAACCTCCACCCTCGTTTCTAACTCCAAATAATAAAGGTGTAGTTACTCTATGCCCTGATAGTATTTTTGTCTGTACTTCTTTAGACAGGAAGTCGTAGGTCTTGTGCGCTTCAGATAAATTCAGAGGCTCTATTTGTGGTGCGCTATCAGGCTCACTAGAAAACGTCATTAGAATTTTACCTGCGTTAGAAGCACCACCAAATTTGTTATAGATTAAACGCTCTAGCTCTGCTCGTTCTTCCTGTGTAGGCACTCCGTCTCTGAAGTTAATCATACACGAAGGGAAAAGTCCGTTAGTGATATTAGACTTATGGTAAGCTGAGAGGTCTGAGTCTACCTGGATATAGTTTGTAGACGAAAGGTAATCAGGTAAGCCATAGTAAAAACTAAGTGGGCTATAAAGTTTAATATGTAGCAACTGACTAGCTGCTGTTCTGTCTGCTATGTTAAATGCAGGTATAGGGTTAGGCTCTTTATTTGAATACCAGTTTGTAGAGTGGTAAAAAAGCTGTACGTTATCTTCGTCGTCTGCTACACCACATCTAACAGTAGACGCAGGGATATGGTGTACTGCTGAAATAGTAGAACGGTCTTGACTCCATATTACATTTAGGTAGCATTGACCGTATAGTTTAAGGTCAAAGGTTGCACGACGTAAACAATCTCCACTACCAAAAATTTGCTTTACTTTTAACCATTGCTCAACGTGAGAGTCTTTGAACTCCGACTCTAGCCCATCTCCGTAAATCATTTCAGCGCAACCCTTAACTATAGCTCCGTGAATAGAGCTTGAAGCGAATAGCTGCTCTAAGTAGTGAGGGTAATGGTTGTCAGCACCCATCTCAATAAACTTCTTATTGTTCGACTCAACGAAGTGAGGTGTATTCGTGCTTTGGTAATTAAGTACCGATAAATTTGTTTTCATTATGGAATATATACGTAATCGTTATCTGAGTCTCCTGTGGTGTATGCCGTGTATGAGCTTTCGCTAAGTGGAGTTGCGCCCTTAGAGGCGTAGCACAAACGAGTAGCCCTTATTGAAGCACCTTGAGCAAAGGTAACTAAATACAACCCTTCAATTAGTTTGTTTGAGCCTGTTTGAATAGGGTACACAAATTGCACATATCTGTCATTAGATATAGTAGGCGTTATTACATCGTTGTATGTCTTTTCAGTTAGTTGGTTGGTAAAAGTAAGCGTTACTGCACCACTAGAATAACCGTCTAGCTTTAGAACAATATTATTACTTGTCTCCGTGTTAATTTGCACCATACCTATTTATATAAAAAAAGTGTAATCGTTTACAACACTAAGGCTTTAGATTGCGTTTGTTTTTTTTTTCCTAGCTCCATAGGTACATTTATACAGGTATGGTTGCCTAATATAACTGCTACGCCTAAAGCCTGTTTACGAAAATGTTTAGCGTATGCAGCAGCGTATGACTCCCTATCAATGCCACACCCCACTTGACAACCAAAAATTTTATAGTTAGCACCTACAAAATACTCGGTGTACATTTGAGTATGTATATGCCCTTGCACCGTACTCATTAAATCCGCTTTACATTTTGTGCGTGCAGTTCCGCCCTCCCCGTGTACAAATTGTATATCGTCTATGACTAGCCTTTCAGTCCATTTCCAATTTGGTGTGCCTAATACCTCGTTATAGTTTCTTATCCACTCTTTAGGTATGCCTGCTGTAAACGCCTTGCGTGAAACTATCCTGTCGTGATTGCCTATAATAACGTCAGCATTAGGAAAAGCCTTATACCATTTTGCTACGTGCTTTTTTGCAAGCTGCAATTCGTCTCCTGCACTAAGCCCATCAGGATCACTCTCGTGGTATGAACTGGCGTGCGAGTCAATAATATCCCCAATCATTACCACACGAGTACAATTATACTTGCCATAGGTCTCTACAGCGTGTTTAAGGTATCTAGGATGGTCGAAAGGGCAATGCAAGTCCCCCACTACCAGAATACGCTCTTCGTCGCTTGTAAGGTGTTCAAATGCCTTCAAACGGTTTCCTGATAATCTAGGTCTACTCATCTATTGTAAATTAAAAAAGGGGCAGCCGTAAAGCCACCCCTTCTTATTTATATTATCAACAAGTTTATTAAGCAGATACTACCGCATTAGTTACATTGTCAAGTGGATAGTTAGGGTCTCCTAGTGTTGGAGCTGTAGCCTGATACCATACCGCTTTTTCTTTTCCTTGTAACTCGATGTTATATCCAGTTAAATCACCCATTGCCGTACCCGATTGTACTGAGCCTCCTGTAACATTCATTCCAAATTCTGCTCCTAGTAGCATAATTGCTCCGTCTTGAGTCTGCACCCAAATATTAGGTCGACCTTGACATAGGATTCTAATGTCGTCTATATCAGTAGAGTCTAACTTTTGGAAAACCAAAGATAAATTCTGCTCAAAAAACGTAGTTCCATTAGTAGGATTTGCTTGAAGGTTAATAGTAAGGCTTGACGTTTCGGGACGTACATCAAACTGGTAAAAAGTTTGTGCAGCAATAGCACTCACTACTCCGCTACTCTCTGCGAAAGTTGCGCTGTTTACCATATCTTGGTAGTTGCCAATGAAGACAGCGATAATACCGCCAACTCCGTCTTTACAACCTACCGTTCTTCCTGAACTTAAATCACAAGCCATTTTATTCTATTTTAGAGGTTAACTATTATGCGAAGATTGCTGCAAATGCACCAACAATTGCGTCACCAGGTAAACCGATTTGACAACCTAGTCCGAAACGCATAGCAATCTTTACGTTATCTGATCCGTCGTACTGCCAAGCGTCAATATACTGAGCCGTAGTGTAATCTGTGTTCAGGTTAGAACCTACTACTAGATTCTCTTCGTAAGTTAAAAGCAAACAATCGTCAGGGAATCCAGGACAAACGTGAATAGGAATACCTAAGTATTGTAAAGTATCAAACGCTTGGTTTGTAGACTGCATATTTACACCCTGATGCGCTCCTGAAATAGCTAACGCTGTCATATAGTTACCTGCTGTCTTTGGTGAACAGTAGTAAGCAAGGTCAGGACGATTAAGGATAGCAGGACATTGCGCTAAAGCGTTGTTATATACTACGTGGAAAGCACCAGTAGCACCTAAGATAACACTAGCAGCAGCATCGAAACCTGTACCACCTACAATAGTTTCATTTGCAGCAGGTAAAGAAGCTCCAATAATTGAAGCGTTATAGCCTGCGTTATCAAATGTACCACTGTTAGAAAGGAAGCCACCTGTAAAATCTGCTGAAGACATCCAAATGTTATCCTCTACGCCTTGTGCTGCGTAACCTGCAACTGTCGCCATAGAGAAGTTTACAAATTCAGGTGATCCTGCTGTCATAGTCTCTCTTGCTCCTGTCATTCCTGCCCAAGTAGGTAGTAATTGACCACGACATAACTCTTCCATAACTGCAAGGTCAGTAAGAGTAAGAACTCTCTCACCGAGCGTTAAAGAATTTTTATCGTTCCAGTCACAATTAGCTGCCTGGATAACGCCTGAAGAACTAAGGCTTGAAATTACGGCTTTGTTTTGTATTCCGTCGATTTGACGCACGAAGTTTTTAGTTAACGTCGTTGCGAGTTTAAGAGCAGGAGCGATAAAAGGGGCTGCGTGTACACCTGCATACGTTGTCGTAGGTGTAACGGTAGGATTTGCATTTGCGAACCCTCTGTGTCTACGAGATAGTGAACGTGAATAAGACATTACTTATTTAAATTTTTAGAAATCATATTAAATGCCTGCGCTGTAGCTTTACCCATTTGAGTATTGCTTTCCTCAGATACCTCACCAAATGGTGCGTTTCTAAGTGGCTTGGTTGCAGGCGACTGACCAAACTCTCTAAGCTGCTTACGCAACTCGATATTCTGTCTGCGTAGACGAGCAATTTTTCTGTCAGATAAATCTTCAGAACTCATCTCTCTGCGTGACTTTGAATAACGCTTTTTGCCTTTACGCATACCTCTACGAGAGCGTCTTGACATTTCAACTTTTTCTTCTTTTTTCACTTCTTCAGTTACTTTTTCCTCCACAACTTCACCATCACTAGCTTCGATTAAATCCATAGCCATTTGGTGTACTGCTTCGGCTTGTTCAGCAGATAACCCCATATCTACTAAAAGATTAATAAATGCTTCGTGAGAGTCTGGGGTAGACTCTTCTTTTACTTCGGTAGTTTCTTCGACTTTTTCTTCAACTACTTCTTCTTCGAACTTATACTTGCTCATACATATATATATAAGGGCGTTTATTTAGCCCATTGGTT